GCAAAATTGAGCTGATCGACAAGCTGAATGAGATAACTCTTGATCTGCAAGAGCTGTCCCCGCTCCGTCGATTCCGTTATCATCGGTTTGCGAATGTCATAGCTCATTAAATATCACTCCCCTGCTCGATCGTCTTGCAAATGGAATAAATATTGGCATTTCCCTCGCCCTCAATGCGAAGCCGCAAGTGGTCGCACCGTCTCGGACGGATAGGCACGGGGAAGCTGCGCAGTCTGTCGCCGTTTGCGGTGTAAATGTGTTCCCACGCACCGCTCGAGTCATACTGAATGTAAAAGAACGCCCTCGCGCCCATATCAAGGTACATTCGCACGTCAAGCCGTGATATATACTTCTTGTCGGGCGAGTCGGTGCCGATAATTCCGGTCTCCGCCATCCACTTCACGGGTGTATCGTCGATCTCTCCCGAGCCGAGCACGGTCTTGATCTGCTTGTCCTCACCGTCGATATAGTAAAGCTCGCCTCTGTGATTGCAGAAGGCGCGCACCTTTGTATCGTCCTCTCGGTGCCACATACCCTTGAGAGTGTCATATACGAACAGATGATGCTTGTTATTCATATCAAGCATAGAAACGTAGTATTTGTTGCCAAGCGCACCTGCCACGGCTGCCGTGTACTGCACGTCACCGAGAGCCGAAGAGATCTCCACGGGCAAAGAGCCGTCATAGGCACACACAGCCGAGCGCGACTTGTAGTAAAGCACCTCGTTTACAATGGCAAGGGAGCGGCTGCAGCCTCTCTGCACGCCTCTGCAAGCGGTATCCTGAATGCCGAAGGGGAGCGAGTCGCCGTAAACCTTGTGCATACAGCTCTCCTTGAAGAATATCGGATACCCACCGTGCGTAATAGCTCCGGTAAAAGGTCCGTCAGTACCAACACCGCCAACCCACGAGTCGGTCGAAATACCCATAAAGCTGTTCCAGTTCCTGAAATCGCCAAGCTTCGAGGCGTAGATCTCATTGACAACGTCACCGTTCAGAGCAGTACCGTAGCGGCAGCCCCAAAGTCGGTTTTTCGATTCAATGATAAAATCCATTGTGGGCATCTGCCTTGCAACGGTAACAGGTGTCGCCTGAGTTGTCACACGGTCAAGCATACCCGTCACCACAATGTAATCGTCACCGCGCGACCAAATGATCATACGGCTGTTCAGGTCCGCAAGATCGGGGCTTTCAATGCCCGATATGCTCACGCCGTCGCCGTCGGAGAAAGGAACGCCGATACCCGTCGCGGATATCTTGATATAAGTGCTTGCAATGCTTATCCACATCGAGCTTGTGTCGGAATACTGCTTCAGCGCGTGAGGCACGCTTGAGGTATCAATCCACAAGTCCATATTTTTGGGATTTGAGGGAGCCGTAGCCTGCACCGCCGCACCCTCAAAGGCTGTGCCGTCGTTCTTGCAAAGCGTAAACGTGACGGTAGAGGAAGTTGTCACACTCGCCTCAATATCTCCGTAGTCGGTCAGATCCTCGGTGTTGATATATTTCTTGTCGGGCATAATAATGACGTATACACCCATAGATACAAGCGTCTTTGGTGAGGTGCCTATCGTCAGCCCCATATCGATCCTGTTATCATCGATAACAAATTCGTGTCCGTCAACGTAGCAAAGCGTGTCCTTGCCTATCATACCGCCAATCGTGCCGGGTGAAGCATAAACGCCTCGCTTCGGGCGGGGAGAGAGAACGGGATAGTTTGCCGAGCAGAGATTCTTCATATCGAAAAACTCGCCGTCCCCTATGCGGAGATTATGGTTATATCCCCTGAATACGTCAATCATTTCTCTCGTTGCGGGAAGCTCCGAAAGCTCGGGGTAATACTTCATATTCTCGCCTCCAATCAGAAAAGAAATCTTTGCCCGTAGCTGCGGGGCATGTGTTCGCGGTTATAATACTTCTCGAAAGCCGAAAAAGCTGTGTTATATGCGATAGTGCTGTTGTTGTACTTGCCGTATTCCCCGTTTGCATAGTCTATCTGCATCTCAAGATAGCGGATATACACCTCGTCATAAGGCGCGGGGATAAGAAGCTCGGTGGCAAGAAGCGTTTCGTCATTGTAGCCCTCAAAGCGGACGTCCTCGCCGCCCTCGTGGGTATCAATGATTTCATTCTTAACCACTCCGTCAAGGTTCGAAAGCCAACGCACCTTGTCGGAATTGCTGTAGGTGTTCGGCTTTATGCGGTCGGTGCGGTTTATAGCTTCAAGAATTGTCATATTGTAGTCCTCCTGTCAAAAAAGGGGACACGAGGTCCCCTTGTGTTATACTGTACCGGGCAGGGGCTTATTAGCCGCTTCGAGCAGCTCGTCCACGTGCTCGTCCATCTTGTTCTGCGCGGCGACAGATCTGTCGTATTCTGCCTTAACGAAGGGCGGCACCATAGATGTCTTGCCCTTGGGGAGCAGATAGCCCACACCGTTCACGCTGATAAATACGTTGGGCTCGTCGTTTGCCGCGCCTCTCGGAATGGTAAGCGCAACGCGCTTTTCGTTGTTTGTTGCCATAGTTTTCACCTTTGCCTTTCTTTATTCTGCGAGGATTTCCTCGACCTTTGAAATGAATGTCTCGTTGTCACCCTTGATGACGGCAAGCTCCTCGTTTTCACGATAGAGCTGTTCGATGTTCGCGTTAGCCTGAGCGATAATCGCATTATTATCATCAATCTGCTTGTCGATTTCGAGGTTGGTAGTTACAAGCTGCTTCAAGAGCGGTGCAATACCGTTTTTAAGGTTCTCCGACTTAATGCGGAGTTCTTTTGCTGTGTTAGCCATTTTAGTTCTCCTTATGTGATTTTATTTTCCGCCACCCCCGAAAACCGAGAGTGACATTGTAGAGATTACACGGGCCCGCTTGACTGTTCAAATTCAGCTGTGTGGAAATACTCCTCGTCAGAGGTTCCAATATAGCCATCATTATTACCGAAATACACAAATGTAGCAAGCTTGTAACTCACACTATACTCGTCAATTAGCGCGATGTATATTGCACCGTGCTTAAACGCCGCCACTAATTCCGCTCGTGTAACAGCAGCGCCTATTTCGCCAGTATCAAAGTCAAAGTGGAAGAGGTGAACATCATCATCGTCGTTGTTTCCGCCGCAATACATAATAGAGCCACCGCCAACATCATCGGGCAGGAACTTCTTGTCGAGCTTCTTGACAACGGTCTTTGTCTGCTCTACGGGTTCGGTGGTGGTGAGGGAGTTAATGTGCACAAAATTTGGAATCGCGGCGAAATAAATGCCTGCTTTGGGAAAAGTTGTCGTGACAAATTCATCCGAATAAGCTGCGTTATCTTTTCTTGCAAAGCATATTGATCCATGAAAAGCGACTACATCTTCGGTGACCGTCGGAGAGTTTTCTGGGTCATTCCATTGATCGTCAAGTGCTACTATATCGCCCATCGTGTCGGCCACGGTTGCCATTCTAATATGATCGTCACTAAGAACGATAGCCGATACGTGATAATACGTAGCACTGCCTAAAGTAACACTTACCAACCCCTCGGTATTGCCATCCCAAGTGATGTTGAGAGGTTCGTTGACTACGGTGTTTTCTTCGTAAGGAATGCTGTCGGGCAAATACTTCTTGTCAAGCTTCTTAATGTGCTTTTGAACGTGGACTATCTTAAGCTGATGCTGTTTGCCATCGGTAGTCATAAGCATTACCTCATTTTCAGGTAATACGAGTATATTGAACGGGGCTTTGGTATAATCACTTTTTCCATCTCCACCACCAAATATACAGACTATAGAAGAACCTTCGTATGCTACGCCAACATAATCTACGCCGTCGAAATTAACCACATAAGTTTCGCCCGGTATGATAGCGTCTCCGCGCAGATAACCGTTTGTAGAATAACCTTCGACAGTCGACTTTATATGTGGCATAATGTTACGCGCTTGAGGGTCTTCTGCAATTACCACATTTTTCGTTTCCTCATAGTGTGTTCTATTCTTCACATAGTCTGCGGCCGCAGGGTCGTTCTGCGAGAGGTCGGGCTGTACGGCTGAACCGTCGTCGCCTGCCGCAAAAGGCGGCTGAACTGCGCCGTGATACTTATTTTTCCAGCGCTTCCATTCTTCGATTTCGAGAGCAACACCGTCGGGAACGTCTACGGTCTCTCCCGGTTTATATACATACTTGACACCGCCGAGTATAACGACAAAAGGATTGCCACCGTCGGTGGGTATAGTTACTTTCTTACTCATTTTTATCCTCCTTGTAATGGATAAGGGGGCAAGGAACAATCCCTGCCCCCCGATCAAGTGATTAGTTAGCTTCGTCGGTTGCGCTGTAAGAAGAACAGCTCATAATACGAAGCAGACGCTCCGAATAGAGCATAGTCGCACCGTTGGTCTCAAACTTGTAGCCAATAGTGCTGAACTGATTGAGAGGACCGCCGACCTGCGACTTGTCCTTAACGATCATTTCAAGCGCGCCGCCCTCGGGGTCAATGATACCGAATGCGTCCTTACCGAACATATAGGTTGCGTAGGTCACGCCGCCCGCCTTGTTGGCATACTCGCCGTCAAGGATAGGAGCGAATACGTTCTCAATGAAGCGGCAGCCGTGGATCTCACCGATCTCGCCGTTGTAGATCTCGCCGGGCTGTGCATACTTGTGAGCCTCGATCCAGTCCTTGGACTTGCGGAGGTCGTAAGCAACAGAGGGGTGAATAACAGCGTAATACTTACCGTTGATGGTAGGCACGCGGTTCTTCTTCATAATGGTGATAGCCTTTGCGACCATATCGGGAGTGAATACACTCATAACGGTAGCACTCGCCTCCATCTCTGCGGGAGTGGTAGGAGTGCCTGCAACTGCACCGGTCTCAAGGGTTACGTTGTCGCAGTAAAGAACGTTGGTGTTAACAAGAAGAGCGTCGCGGATAAGGGTTTCCTGAGTCTCTGCTGCAGAAGCGCCCATTTCCTCGGTAGCGCCGAGAATGACGTCATCGTAAGCGTGAAGCTCAAGCTGATCGGTAACAGCAGCATAGGTACCGTACTGATCGATGGAGCCGGTCTTGGAACTCATACCGAACTTCTGACCGGTAGGGATAACGCCTTCAACGAGCTTCGAAGCCTTTGCAAAAGTGTTCCACTTTCTCCACTCCACGGTCTTGCCGTGCTTCTTGGGGAGAGTCTGCTTCTTTGCAAACTGTGCGTAGAAAAGCTCAACACGAGCGTTCTCAAGAAGCTCGGTGTCATAGAAGGTCTTAAGCTCGCCGTTCATGGTGTTAACGGCGTCAAACGCCTGAGAAGTACCGTCGTAGGCGTTGACATAGTTGCCGGTAGCGTTTACAAGAGTACCGGCGTCAGCAAAAAGCTGAAGATTGATGCGCAGGAAAGTGAAGATCTGCGCAAAGAGAAGATTGAAAAGTTTCTTCATAAGTAATTCTCCTTCCGAATTAAAAATTGATGTTTGGAGGGAGAAGTGTTGGTCTTATCTCTGTCCGGGATACACTTTCTCCCCACGTGCAAGTCGCTCGCGGAGATCACGCTTAAATGCTTCTCTCTGTTCGCGGCTGGCTTTGCTGTAGTCGAATGTGGTCGCGGAAGGTGCCTGACCTGAAATACCGTTCTCGTCGGGGCGTCGCTGTCCTGCCTGAATGTTGTTCGAGATCTTCTGCGCGGTTGCTTTTGCAGTAGCCTGCATTGCCGCTGTCTGCATCTCGTCGTGATGTACGGCATAATATGCGTCTCTTACGCTGATACCGACGTTAGGAGAGGTCATACGCAGAAAGGCGGGGTTTTTCAGTTCGGTCTGAAGATCAAAGTTGGGAACAATCTTCTGCATTTCAAGTGCCTGCTGCTCAAGCCCGGCGAAGTGGTTCCTGATCTTCTGCTCCTGAATTGAAAGCTCCTCGGCTTTCTTCTGTCTCGCGGTGTCGCGCTCCTGCTGGTCGATCTTCTTTGCGGTCTCAACAGAGGTACCCATCTGAAGGGCTTTGTCCTCATAGTAAGAGTCATCGTCGCTGATCGCCTTTGTAAGCGCTTCATAGTCCATATTGGAGGGATCGAGCTTGTGCTTACGTGCAAGAAGCTCGAGTGCGGGAGTAAGTTTTGCCAGCGCTTCCTCTGCTCCCTTTGCGGACTTAAGGCGGGACTGCACAACAGCCTGCATCTGCTTGTTGTACTCGGGGTCTGCCATGATCTCGTCCCAACTCATACGAGCGGGCGTCTCGGTCACGTCTTCCGTGGGGTTCTCGGCAGCGGCGTCCTGCACCTTTTCTTCTGCGGCTTCCGGCTCCACCTCGGTCTTTGCCTGAGTTTCGGGAGCTTTGGCGGCATATCTCGCCCGTCTGCGAATCTTATCCTCGGGAACACCCAATTCCCTCAGTCTCTGTCCGGCGTCAACAGTCGCAACATTATCGCCCGTAGCGGCACCCTCTCCACCGCCTTCGCCTCCGGTTGCACCTGCACCCTCACCGGCAAAGAGCTGAAGATTAAGCCATTTGAAGTTTGTCATAGAGTAGATCCTCCGATATAATCTGCCAATTAGGTTGGCGAGTCCTATATTAAGCCGTTCACGGCTCATATACTGTTAAGATCAATGCCTTCGATTACTGCACGGACCTCAAGAATGTGAAGATACTGTTCCATAGCACTCTGCTGATCTCTCAACAGGTCCGCAGGACAATCGTGCGTAGGCATTGCCACCTTCTTTATGTCGGGGCGTTCGCACTCTGTACGGTACGCCGCTTCGATTATTGTGTTGAACTTCTTCAACTTTTCGTAGCGAATCTTGGTCTGCTGATACTCTGCCTTGAAACGCTCCTTGTAGTCAGCACTCTGCATCATATCGATTGTGTCTTTCAGCTCCATTTTGGTACTCCTTATATTAAAATTTGATCTCATAAGAGATATTTTCGGGGTAATTCCTTGCAAGAAGCTCAAATCCCGCGCAGATCGCGTCACATACAAGTGTAAGAGCCACCTTGAAGCGCGGTTTTGCCTTGAATGATACCTCTGCGTGACCCTCGTCAAGCTTGATCACGAGCTTTTTGTTCTGCCTTGCCTTGTGCGTGTTCTTTG